ACCAAACCTTTTTGAACGTCTGGCCGACCAGCGGTAGGTGAAACAGCATTTGATCCAGATCGGGAAAGTATTCGGGCATTTCCTCTGTGATCTGATAATTCATAAATTCTCTGACCCTGCGGCCCTGTTCTTCGATTTCCTCGTCTGGCTGACCAATGATGACCGTCTTGATTGGGCCACCTGACGGGTAAAGTTCTGCAATGGCCTTGGCATTGAATTGCGTTGCCGCTTCTGCGATTAGGGGGTGAACAACGATAGACAGGCCACGGGTGGCCCTCTCGTCTTCGCTTTCATCTAAGCCTCCGTCTGGGTCTAAGGTACGCAACCCTGCCTTGTAGCGTGTTTTCCACTCGTCTCTGGCCGCTTCATCGTTTTCGTAATACGATACAAGCTCTGCGCCTTTTGCCGATAGCTCCCGTGCGTCGATCTCTTCTGCAAGATTTGCGTCGAAACCGCTGTCGCTTTCTTCTATTACGTCAAGCTCTGGATCACCGATTAGCACGTCACCGTCTGGAAGGGTCTCTACCATCAGGTCATCGGCGGGTGCGCCTTCGGCAAACGGGATTACATTTGGATCAGCCATATAAAGTTATCCTTTGCGGTTCTTGATAATCGTCCTCGTCGGGGTCTTCAGTGTGGCCTAAGAACCATCCTTTTCTCAGTCTTAGCCATGCTTGGGTGCAAGTGTCAACGATATCATCATTTGGGTGAGCGGGGAAGGCGGCACATATTGAGATCAAATCTTCGGCCCATTTGCGCTTGGGATAGAATATTCTGCCGTCTTCCAGCAGGGCAGATGCGGCGTGTGCGCGAGCTTCTTTGTCACGGTCTGGGCTGTACGCCAGCACTGGCACTCCTGCCTGCCTCAAATCATGCAGCAAGCTGCTTCCCGAAGCCTTCTTCTCTATCAAAACTGCGTCTGGCTCCCAGTCATCGTATGCCTCCTGTGCCAGCTTGCGTAGCTGTGGGTAGTTAACTTTATCGTACCACGCCTCTAGCACGATGGCGCAGTCGTATCCTTGATGCTTAAACACGCCCCACGTTGTTCTGGCGCTGAAGCTGGAGCTTTCCTTTGTTTCAAAGGCTGTGTCCCAAGATTGAATTACATATTCGATATTGTCGGGTAAATTTTCCTTTTCCCACGGCACCCACCAGCTTGACTTCAATATTCCACCGCCCTTGGGGCTTGGCCGCTGCTGTAGCTGCCCTGCGGCTGCGTAGGAGCCGAGAGACCGCTCTAGGGTAGTCAGGGTCTTCTCGTCCATCCTATCGGGCCACAGAAGCTCCCCCTCTTCTGTGCGGGGGTCTGTGAAGCCAAGAGTTGATCTGTTGGGCGTGGGATGGCCGATCTCATATCTGGCAGGAAGGCACAGGTGATCCCACTCATTGCCTAGCTCATTTGCGAGTATATGGCCCGTGAGGTCTTGTTCGTGCAGTCTTTGCATGATGATGACAAACGCGCCCGTCTTTGGATCGTTAAGGCGCGTCTGCATGGCCTGATCCCACCACTCCAGCACACCCTCCCTGACGGCGCTGCTGTCGGCTTCTATCGAATTGTGGGGGTCATCAATGCAGATAACGTCTCCCCCGTCTCCGGTCAAAGCGCCGCCAACACTGGTGGCGATCCTATAGCCTGTGTGATCATTCTCAAACCGCTGCTTCTGGTTTTGATCGTCGGTCAGCTTAAACTTGTCACCGAAGTGCGCCTTGTACCACGGGCTATCGATCAGCCTTCGGCACTTGGTGCTATCCCTGATCGACAGGGAGGCTGCATAGGACGCATAGAGAAACTTCTTGGATGGTTGTGTTGCCCAAGTCCACGCAGGCAGCGCCACGGCCACGCTAATTGATTTCATGTGGCGTGGCGGCACGTTGATGATCAGGCGCTTGATGTCGCCTTCGGCCACGGCTTGGAGGTGATCACTGATGGCATCTATGTGCCAATTGTTTTTGAAATCGACGCCCGGTTCAATCGTCGGCCATGCGGCTTTCGTAAACTCCCTCAATGATCGTCGGTAACGCTCCGCTTGAACTTGCTCCAGTGTCAGCTTGCTTAAAAGCTGATGCAATTGCGCTGAGTTGGTCATCGCTCATCCTTGTTAAATCTATGACATTTGTATGCTCGACAGTGGTTGCGACCTCATGCTTGTTCGACCAGTTTTCTTTGTCTCTGTTGTTTAGGTAGTAAATGATGGCGACATTATCCCGCTCGACCACAGCATTTTCAAACAGGGCATTGGTGACTTTTGACAGGGCAATTGCCTTTCCCTTTTTTATAGTCTCCATAAACTCTAAGTTTTCGGCCTGCCTATTGTAGAAGGTGGCGGGTGAAATTCCCAAGCAAGATGCGATTTGTTCAACAGTCAATCCCTGCCCCGCAAGGGTTTTAACCTCTGACATCACTTCTTCTGTGATTTCAAACTTTGGCCTACCGACAGATTTTTTGGCTGGTTGTTTCTTGGTTGTTTTTTTCGCCATGATGCGGCCCTCCTTTAATTTTCATATAATGCAAAATTAAATTAAAAAAAAGGGCTGTCGTTCTTGTGATAAAAAAACCCCGACGAATCGGGGTTTGATGTCAACTCCCATTAATTGCCATTGATTAAAGGGAGAGCATTGCGATGGCGACAATTGCTACAATGACTGTGAAGGCAACGCCTGCGATAATTTCTTTCACCCATCCGTCTGGCTTTGTGTTGTGTATGCTGACGTGGCCTCTCAGGTTGATGGCGATGTATTGCCCTGACGCTGCTGCTTCTTCTCCTGCCTGCGTGTGAACCCAGAGGTGTGGGCTTCCCGCACGTTTGGAGCATTCTGGCTTTAGCCACTCTGGCATATCTTGGCTCCACTCGTAGCCTCTAAACTGCCAAGATTTAACGATCATAATCTGCCTCCTTTATGGTTTATGTTTGTCGCAGAATTTTTTCTGCTTTGGTGTTAGTGGCTCATTGCAGAGCCTGCCCATGACTCTTCTGCCTTCATCTATGACGTACTTTTGGCATGTGTCATACTTTTCTTCTGGGCCTTTTGGTATGCCTGCGTCACGTCTTTTTTTTTTGGTTTTTTTATTTTGACACTGAGCCACTCTTTTATTTTTTGTTCTGAGATTTTCTTTACTCGGAATGCATTGATTAGTTCTTGAACGCACGACTTGCCAACATTTGGAGTATCCAACATTTTTTGTTGGCTGACGTTATCCAAGAACTCATCGAAGGTCATTTCTGTTGCGTCCATATTCATTATTCCACTACGCAATCTTCCAGATATTAATAAATCTTTCATTATTTTAGCGTTTTTCCCACGCTCAAATGCTTTTTCAAACCTCTCTCCCATTACAACTCTACACCTTGCTTGTTCAAGACTTACGCCAAGCTCAGCGCCTATTTCTCGGAAAAGTTTACCTGACCGTCTAAGCTCCAGTGCGTACTGATTAAGGTCTGTATTTCTGTTATTTCCAATCATAATTTATCCTCCCGTTCATCGAAGTGGTGAGCCAGCCTGCGTAGCTCTGTTGCAGTTCCTTTGGTGATGACGCCCGTAAATAGTGGGCGTCGATCCTTTACGTGTACGGCCTCTCCTGCGATTACTTTGTAGGTCGTGTCGGTCAGTTCAAAAGTCAGGTGATCAACTTTGAACTGCTCTCGTTTAATTGCCTGTCTGGTCATATTCTGTCCTGACGTTTTGATATGCTTTTCGGAGCATTCCTCTGGCCTCTTCTAACATTTTGAGCGCGTCATTGAGGTCTGGGAAATCATCGGGCGTTATTTTGCACGACAACATATGTGAGATTGTCAGGTCAAGTTTTGATAAAATTTGACCCAACTCTTCGATGCGTTCTAGGCTCATAGAGTAAACCTTGATACGTTATGCGCCCAGAGGTTAAAGCTACATTTAGATTGCTCTGGGCTTCCCCACACTTCTGCCTTGGCTATTTTGCCTTTGCCGTGCATTCTAGCCAGATTGTTATTGATGTCTTTATCTGTTGTGGCTGTATGTTCTGGGTTGTCTTCGCGGTATGCTGCGATCACTTCGGACGTGATGAGATATGTGTCTGCGGCTTTTAGAACTGCCTTTAGGTCTTCCGCGATTTGTTGCGGCGTTTGTTTTTGCCGCTCAATAATTTCGGTTAGGACGCCATGTTCTGGCTGCTCTGGACTTTCCTCTGGCAGACTTTCCTTGAGCTTTACGCAACCGACTGCGCGGTATGGTATTGTTTGCGCCTTGTCTGGATGATTTGGCACGACTTCCATTAGCACTTGATCGCCTACGGATAGTTGCAGGAACCGTGCGAGATTGTTGGTGATGAAGGTATTTTGGCCTTCTGTGTTTACAGCGAATGCGCTGTAGTGCTGGGTGATATTTGTGATTAACCCATGAATTTTTTGAAGTTCCATTGTTTTTTCCTGTTGATTGATTTGACGAGGGGGCAGTTTTTACCGCCCCCTTTCGCATTACATTTTTTCGTTGTAGATTTTTTGCAGCTTATCGAATGCGTAGACTGCTTCTTCGCGGTTTTGCACAAATGGAAGAATTTCTTCGATTGCGAGTTCACGAATTTCTTCTTTTGTTTTGCCTTTGCAGAGTTCTTTGACGCTTGGCTTCATTTTTTACCTCCTTTCTTTTTTGACTGTGACTTACAGATAGAGATTTATTTTATATGTTCAAGTTTTTTCTTTACTGTCTGCAAAGTTTATTTCAGTTTTTTTGCACATAAGAAAACCAACCTGTTACAATTATTTTTCTTTGTGTTGGTGATGAAATTCCTCTGTGTGTAAATGTCCAGTCGGCAGGCCATATAACAGTCAGTCCTTTTTTTGGTTTTACTTTTAATTTTTGATGGAACCACTCTGTCTCGCCACGATCACTCACATCATTAAGATATGTCATAAATACCAAATGCCTGTCACGAACCGCATTATCGGCTCCACCTCTTTCTGTGTGCCAAGAGTGGAAGCCTTGTTTTGGCTCATATCGTTGGATGTTTGTTGGTGCTGTCACTGCGAATTTGCTGTATTCAGCGCAAAAATTATACTCTTCCATATAACGATCTAAACATTTCTGAAGCTCATCCATATAACCACCGAACAGAATAGGATAATTGTCCAAAACCAAATCATTGCTTTCTTTGATTTCTTTATTAACAATCGATTCTCTGCTGCCACACCTTCCTTCTTGCGAATTATCTTTTTCTAAAATTGTTAATTTTGAGATTTCATCACAAAGATCAAGATCAATAAGGTATCCTCGTAAGAAGTCTGCACCTTTTAATTCTGTTTTCATTTCACTTTCCCCCTTAGTGGTTTTCGATTTATTTTATCTGATTTATCCCAAAATTTATTTCTATTTTTATAAAACATTGGCATAGGATCATCTCTAAATACCATGCCAGCGCCATAATTTAATATTGATTCTGAGAAGTCTTCTTTGCTTATGAGGTGATGTCTGATTTCTACTTTCCTTTCAGTCATTGGATGCATTATTACCATTGGCGTCAATGGTGGCACTCTAAATGTTACTTCATCTTTTTTTGGGCAGACGATATAATTCATTTCAAGCGCCGATTGATTTTTAAACTCTAATATTCCCGGCAGCAAAGTAAAATGCTCAAAAAAATCTCTTTGGCTCCAGATAGGTTGAGTGTAAGTAAAATATATCATTTCCCGCATTTTTATGACCCAAACTGAAGTTAGTTTTATATTGTGTCTTTTGTTTTGCGAGAAGCCTTGAAACTGTTCACAGGCATGTTGTTCAGAACCAAAGTCTTTGTTTGAAAATCTCCATTCATATTCATTGCCTTCAATTGAAGCGACTTTTACTTCAAGCTCCCCCCAAAGTGGAACTACAATTCCTTTGCTGTAATATTCTGAGAATGCTCTGCAATTTTTTATTGTTGGGCCTTTGGGACACATTTTTGGTGTGTCCTTCCACCAGTCAGGAATGTAGTTTTTGCCTTCAGATATTTTGGCATGGTTATACGCATATGTTGAATACGTGTAGCAATCCATTATCAGAGGTTCTTTATTTTTTTTAAACAGTTTCATCATCATTTTCCTCACCAATTTTTTTTATTAATTCCTCCAGTGCTTCTGTTGCTGCTGGATTGAAGATGGTTCGCATTGCGGCTTGATTGATGCGCCGAATTTCTTGGCGCACTTCTGTGAGCGTATCTAGATCATCTTGGTTCATTTAATCCTCCTTATATTCTTTGAGACAGATGTCAGCAGCGTTTTTTTTATCGTCCATTGCTTCAATAACTTTTACCCAAGCCTCTGAACACATATCATGACTGCCACCCATGCGTTTTAAAAAGCAGACGTGCTTCATGTCGCGTAGGGTTTGCTCCTCTACCATCAGAGTGATTTCGACATACTTTGTCACTTCATCCTCCTCCTGAGTTCGTCTGAATATGTCATGCCTTGGTCGGCATAGAAGTTTTCTTTTTCGGGGTTCCAGCCTTTCATGGCTTCCCGCGCATTGCGGCAGTCTTGGATGATGAAGACGAGGGCGTCTTGATCGACGCTCTTGGCGTGGTCTTCCCACTTTGCGAAGTCTTGTGCTGTTGCGCCACTCATTGTCCGATACCTTTCAAAAATGTTTGAGCCTCATTGATCCACTGGCTTAGAGACAAATGTTTTAGCCGATACACGTAGACGCTGTGATCATCGTAATCATTGATGTCGCCATTATCGAAGACGAAATAAAAGTAACCGTCTGAAGCATATAGATTGAGGTGTGGGTTACCTACTGCTTTGATGATTTGATTGCGTGTCATTATTCTGCCTCCCATGAACTAGCGCCGCCGCTCTCAAATCTTTTCATCAAGCCTTTGTTGCCAGAATGATAAAAAGCCCTGACGATTTTATCGCCTTTCATCAGGACAACGTGTTCGCAATATCCACCCCATCCATCGCTATCAGTCCAGCGTTTTAGGATTTCCCAGCCTTTGTCTTCAGCATCAGCAAGGACGCTGTCCATGCCTGCCAAGTCTTTTGCGGCTTTGCGCTCTGGGCCACCGTTTAATTCCCACTTTAAGTAGGCCAGTTCTTCGCGGTCATATTCACTAAGTTTTGTCATTTTTTTCTTCCTCTCTCTCTTACACACTATAGATAAGCATGTTTAAAGATACATCAAGGGCCATAGATAAATTATTTACTTTATTTTCTGCTTATTTATTGCAGAACCGCAAATGCAATAAATCGAAACGCCCTAAGTACCTTATATAT